GGGTCGGCGTCAGCCCGTATCCGGCGAAGCGCGTGGTGAAGATCGCCGTCGCCCGCTGTTGCGCCCGGCGCAGCAGGAAGCCGATCTGTTCCTCCAGCCGATAGTCGTCGGCGCTCATCCCGCCCTACTCCGCATTCGCCCGCTCGCGCAGCTCGACGCGGCGGATCTTGCCGGAGATGGTCTTCGGCAGCTCCTCGACGAAGGCGATCTCGCGCGGATATTTGTAGGGCGCGGTCGTCGCCTTGACGAAATCCTGCAGGCTCTTGGCCATCGCCTCGCCGGCCTCGAAGCCCCCGGCCAGCACGACATAGGCCTTGACGATCTCGCCGCGCAGGTCGTCCCGCTTGCCGACGACCGCGGATTCGGCGACCGCTTCGTGCTCGATCAGCGCGCTTTCGACCTCGAACGGGCTGATCCGGTAGCCGGCCGAGGAGATCAGGTCGTCGGCCCGGCCGACGAACCAGATATAGCCGTCGGCGTCCCGGGTCGCCGTGTCGCCGGTGTAGTACCAGCCGTGGCGGAAGCATTTGGCGTTGGCCGCGTCGTCCTCGTAGTAGCCGTGGAACAGTCCGGGCGGCCAGGTGTCGCCGCCGGTCCGCACGGCGATGTGGCCGACTTCGTCGTCCGGCAGCCGGTTGCCGCTATCGTCGACGATATCGACGTCCATCCCCGGCACCGGCTTGCCCATGGAGCCCGGCCGCACCTTAAGACCGGGCACGTTGGCGGCCAGGTTGACGGTCTCGGTCTGGCCGTAGCCGTCGTGGGGAATTGTGCCGGTAGCGTCCTTCCAGGCGCGCAGCGCCTCGGGGTTGAGCGGCTCGCCGGCGCTTACCGTGTGGCGGATCGACGATAGGTCGTAGGCCGACAGGTCGATCTGCATGAAGGCGCGGAACACGGTCGGCGGCGCGCACAGCGTCGTGATGCCGTGCTCGGCGAACAGCCGCAGATGGGCGTCGGCGTCGAAGCCCGGGCCCGGATTGTAGAGCATCACGGCCGCGCCGATCTGCCACTGGCCGAACAGCTTGCCCCAGGCCGCCTTGGCCCAGCCGGTGTCGCTCATCGTCCAGTGCAGGTCGTCCTCGTGCAGGTCGTGCCAGTAGCGGGCGGTCAGCGTGTGGGCGATGGCGTATTCGTGGCTGCGCGGCACCAGCTTCGGGAAAGCCGTGGTGCCGGAGGTGAAATAGGCCAGCATGGTCTCGTCGAGGCGCGTCGGCGCGACGTCGGCGCGGTCCAGCTTGTCGCTCGCCGCCGCGCAGGCGGCCTCGCAATGGACCCAATCTCTTTGCGGGTCGCGGTGCGGGGCGCCGATCACGATCACCTGTTCGAGCGTCGGGCACTTGCCGCGCACCGCCTCGATCTTCGCGATATGGTCGTCGGTGACGATGGCGAAGCGCGCGCGGCTCTTGTTGATCCGGTATTCGATGTCCTTCGGCTGCAGCAGGTTGGTGCCCGGCATGGCGATTACGCCCAGCTTGATGCAGCCGATCATGGCCTCGTACCAGGCCGGGATGCGCGGGATCATCATGAAGGCGAAATCGCCTTTGGCCGCGCCGAGGCCGCGCAGCATGTTGGCGAAGCGGTTGGACGCCGCCGAGAGGTCGGTAAAGCGCCAGGTTTCCTGCGCGCCGGTGTTGGCGTCGGCGTAGACGAAGGCCGTCTTGTCCCGCTCCGCGGCCCGGCGGTCGATCAGGTCGAAGCCGAAATTGTAGAACTCCGGCGCCGGCAGGCGGACGCCTTCGGCCAGCGCGGTCGCATAATCGGGCAGGTCGATATAGCCGGTCATGGCGGCTCCGGAGGATCGGTCGGACGGGCGGGAATCTGGTGGCCCGCCGCCGCCCCGGAGTCAAGCAGCGAAGTCAAGCCGCGATGGCGCCGGGCGGTGCGCGCGGATCGCACCGCGCCCTTCCTTCCCCCGCTTCAGCGGGGGAAGTGGCCCCGGATTTATCCGGGGTCGATGGGGGTATTCCCCGTTGCCGAAAGAACCGCCTTGCGGCGGTGCGCGGCTGGCGCCGCGCCAACCCCTCCCGGCGGGCTGCCCACGCCGACCTCCCCTTCTGAAGAAGGGGAGGTATAGCGCCGCTGCAACGGCGCCCCGCCGGAGCCGGGTTCGCTTGACGCCCCACCGGCCCATCCCTATCTTCCGCCGCGCCGAAGCGGGGCCATTGCAACGGGCCGCCCCGCCACCATGGGCGCCCATAGCTCAGTTGGTAGAGCAACTGACTTTTAATCAGTAGGTCGCTGGTTCGAATCCAGCTGGGCGTACCAAAAAAATCACATATTAAGAGATAGTTAGAGGAAAAGCGCCGAACCGAGCGCATCACCCGTTTCGGCTTGAGTCACCACTGAGTCACCAATCTTTGCCCTTGCGCGGTGACTCGGCTTCGCAGACGGGACAGATGGCCCGTCTCAAGGCTCGGCCGCAGCCCGCATCGGCAGCCCCGGAAAGGAGCCAGCCCGTGACGCCCAGACGATTGGAAATTCCGTCCGTGAAACCCGGCAGCAGGATCGTGTTCCGTTCCGAAAAGCCGGAGCCGAATTTGTTGATTATCGACTACGGTCCGTATGGCACCATCGAAGCGACCATCTCGGTAAACCGCGAGGTTGCGCTAGTCATTGGAAACAGGGCACCTGAAATCTCCATCTACGATGGCGAGGTCGCCCCGTTCGACGGTGGCAACATCGTCAGTATCGAAGATGACGAATAACAGCGTTCGGCCATCGTCTTCCACACGGCAGCCAAGCGAACCCGCGGCGAGATTATTTTTAATCACAAGTGTTTCCGTCAACTCGACTCTCCCCCGCGAGACGGCTCAAATGAGCCCTCTCAATCGGCCGCCCTGTAGCAGTGCTCGCAGAGCATCCGCCGTTTGGCCGTAGGCTGGAATTTCCGGCCGCACTTGGAACAAGGCCGTTTCGGGCGGTCCTTTAGCGGCGGGTCGCTGTATGGCAGGGGCATCTTGCCTTCGTAGACGGCTCCTCTCTGCCCCGGCTTCTCGCCGGCGACCTGCCCCATCAATGGACCGGCGCGACGGCTGGCGGCTCGGCGTCCTCGTCCAGTTCGACGGTCGCCAGCCCATGCGTGACTAGCCATAGCAGCTTGACGGCGTGCGCCATGATCGCGGCCGGATCGTCGCCAATGCCGGCTTCGGCGTAGATCGCCCGAAGATCGTCCAGCATCGCGCCGGCCTCGTCCGGCAGGGCGGCATGATTGCGGGGCGCGGCGTGCGGTGTCGGGTCCTGCATGTCAGGTCTCCATGTCCAGTTGCCCGGCCGCGGCGTCCGGTGTCAGGCCGGCCTCGACCAACGACTTGTAGGCCCGCGCGACGCCGGCGAAATCCGAAGCCCGGAGCGAGTCGAAATTCAGCGCCAGGTCCGGCGCGTCCAGTTTCGACCGGAGCTCCCCCTCGACCGTCCGCGCCAGCGGTTGCAGGGACAGCCGGTCGAAGCGCCGGAACGCCTCGCGCGCCAGCGTGCCATCGCCCTTCGTCAACCCGACCAGGACCGGATCGACTCCGCAGGCGGACAGGACCGCGGCGGCCGTCACGTTGTGCAGCCCGGCCAGGGTTTCATCCGGCTCCGGGCCGATGCGTTTCTGCGCCCAATCCTGCGCCGGCGCGTCGCGCACGTCGCCGCCGAACGCGCCGCGGGTCGACTCCACGAAAGCGGTCTTGCCCTTCAGGGCCGCCAGAACGGCCTTCAAGCCGCCCAGGGAGCCCGCGTCGTCGTCGTCCGCCTCTTCGGGCGGCATGGGCAACACATAGCCGCTGGCGGCGCTCATATCGCGCGACAGCGCCGCCACGGCCCCGCTATGAAGGGTCCCCGACAACGAAGCCCAGGCGACCGGCCCGATACCGTGCCACGGCCGCGCCGGGTCCGTCGCGAAGCGGCAATGCAGCACCGCGTCGAACGGCACGATCCGCGTCAGTTGCTCCGAAGGCCCGAACACGGACAGCCGGACGGTCCAATCCGCGCGCCGCCAGCCGCCGCGCCAGTCCCAGGACCCGGCCCGATGCAGCCGCAGGCCGGCGCGCCCGTATTCGATCAAGTGAACCGACTCGCCGCGCCGGATCAGGTCGCGCCCAATCTCCGCCAGCACGTCCGGCGTCACGGCTTCCAGCACGTCCGGCGGGGCGTCTTGGACCCGCGCCGCCGCGAAGCCGCGGGCGTAGGTCCCGGCCGCGGCTTCAAGCGCGGCCGTCTGCCCGATGGCGGACGTGCCGCCGGCGGCCGTCTCGAAGGCCGCGGTTACGGCGTCGGTGTAGGCCAGCCCGGCGCGCCTCTCCGGTGCCGCCGCCTTCGCTTGCCACGGCCAGCGCATCAGTCCGCGGCCTCAATCGTGACGGCCGCGGGCCGGTGCCACGGCGACAGCAGCCCCATCGCGCCGGACTGCCGCAAAGCATTGCGCCCAACGGTCGGCCGCCACTGTAGCTGAATCTCGCCCGCGCTGACCGGTACTAAGTCGCCAGGAACGGCCGTTTTCACCCAGCCAGCTATCCGGACAACCGCCTCCGCCTTCACGGCGGTCGGCGCGCCGGCGGCGTATTTCTCGACAATCGCCACCGCCGCCTCAAACAGCCCAGGCGCGATATCGGCCCTGCCGGCCGGCGGCGGGTCCGGCAGGTTGAGCCGCAGGCGAAACGTGTCCAGGGTAAGCGGTGCTGCCGTGGGCGGCGTCGCCCTCCCTAGGACCGGGCGGCTCACAGCCACGGCCTCCAGCGCCGCCGGCGCGGCGACGCACCCTCGATCGACAGTTCCGGCCAGCCTTCGGCCCGATCGGTCGCGCCGATCAAGATGGCTCGCACGGAAACCCGCGAATAATCCGCGACGTCGCCGGCTTCGGTGAAATCGCTGGCGTCCTGATCGAACAGCGGGCGAGCGTACAGAGGAACGTTGCCGCCGGCGGCGGCAAGATCGCGGGCGGGCTGCGTGTCCGGCAAGTCGATTACGACCTCTAGCGCATCGTCCGTCCGCCGCAGCCGCAGGGTTTGCTTCCGGGCGCTCGCCAGCGGCGCGGCATAGTCCTTGGCGACGGCGATCAGCTTTTCGTCCGCTTCCGCTTCGGTAAACGCCTTCCGGTCGAAACGGACCCTGCCGCAGTTGCCGCCGCCGCGATGGCATTCGCACTGCAGAACCTTGCCGAACGGAATCCGTGCGCGGATCCGCCCCGCGCCCCGGACGCGCCCGCCGCCCCGTCCGCCGCCGCCGCGCCGCCGCGCTTCGACCGTCGCGGCGTCATAGGCGGGCTTATCGACTATCGCCAGCGCACCCAGGACGGCTTTTTCGATCACCCGGACTCCGGCGTCCATGCGCTCCGCCACGGCGCGAAATTCGACGCTTGCGCCTCGCAGGACGCCGGCCCTTACCAGCGTCAGCGTATCGTCCGCCTCGCGCGTCGCCGGCAGGTCCGCGGCGAAGCGCAGAGCGTCCGGGCCGTCCGCCAGGACAAGGCGGCCCGGGGCGGTCGGCGCCAGGGGCGCGACTCGTTGATGCTGCATGTTCAGGATCACGTCCGCCGCGGCCACGTCGCCGAACGCGCCGGCGTCGAACCGCTCGCGGCCGAACGGCATTTCGGCTTCCCGGTTGTACGGCATGGCGACGCCGGACAGCCGCCGGCCGTCGCGCCGAATCTCGCAAAAGCGGGTCTCGAAGCGCTCAAGCATGGGCTTCGGTCGCCGTCATCTGGACCGCACTGGCGTCGCTATAGACCCGGACCTGCCAAGTTTGACCGGCAGGCTGGTAGACCAACACGCCGCCCCGGTCGAAAAAAAGCGGATGGCCGCCGATTTCCTCCGCCTCCGGGTCGCCACCCAGCGCGAGGAGCGCGTAGTCGCCCGACAGCAGATCGCGGCCTAGGTCGATCAGATACGTCACGCCGACGGCCAGCGAGAGCGCCGCCGTCAGATCGACGGCGCGGTCCTTTGGGATATCCGCGCTCCGGGTCGCCATCGGCCGCCCTCCGGGTTAGGCGACCTGATAGGCCAGCGCCGCGTATGCCCCCTGCTGCACAATGGCCACGTCGCCAACCAAAACATGTAACGTGAGGTATCGCTCGCCCTTCGCGGACCCGGAATAAATGTCGTCGATTCCGAGTTCGCCCCAATGCGGACAAACCGCCGTCCGAACGCCCATGCGCCCCTTGCGGTGCAGGATTGCCTTCTGGAAATTGCTGCCGTCGGCAGCGGGCATTCTGTCGTTAGTCCAGAAACCGCCGGTGTTTAACGTCGCGTAGGCCGCAGCGGACAGTTCGCCCTTGTAGTTGGTCGCGCTCTGGAAGGTGCGCCCCGCGAGTTGGTAAGTCGCCTTGCCGACCACAATCGAAATGTCCTTGATCGTGCTGGCCCACAGGCCGTCGACGCCGTTGGCGTGGGCCGCCGCGAAGGCGTCGAAATCGGCGACCGCGGTCGGGTCCTTCGCGTCGGTCAAGCCGGCGAAAATTCCCTTCGGCTGGGCTCCCGCGTCGCCGACCGCATTGTCCGCCCGGACACCGTTGATCGCGAAGTTGTCCAAGGCGTCGCTCATGACCATCGACAAATGCTCGCGATGAATCCCTTCGAAATTTGCCTGTCCGACGCTGGCAATGTCCTCGATCCGGACGGCGAAGCGGCCGCTGACCCGCATCGGCACGGCGGTCGTCACGGTCAGCGCCGCGGCGGTCGCCTCTTGCGCCGCGCCCTTCGCCTTCGCGCCGGCCGTCAGCTTCGTGGTGATGGTCGCGGTGGCGTAGGTGCCGCTCGATACTCTCGGCATCTCAATGCCAAGGCGCGGCGCGATGCTGTTGGCGAAGATCATCGGCCTGATGGGGTCGAGATTGACGCCGACCGTGCCGGGCGCGGCCGTCGCGTCGTCCTGCCGATGTTCCATGCTTCGGCGCGCCGGCACGTCCCAGAGTTCCAGCGGGATGCCTTCGGCGCCGGCCGCTTCGCGCAGTTCGGCTTCCGCGCCGTCCAGGCGCTTGCCGGAAATCGCCGACCGCAGGAAGGCCGTGAGACTGGCCTTGCTTCGCAGTTCCAGGCGCTCGCGCATTTCGCCGTCCGGCAGGTCGCCTTCCGCCTTGGCGCGGGTCTCGCCCTCATCCTCTTCCGCCGCGACGGCGGTTTCCGCGGCCCGAAGCTGGCGCTCCAGGTCCGGGACGCCCTTTTCCAGCGTATCGAGTTCGGCGCGGGTTTCGTCCGTCAGGCCCTCCGCCATCGCCAATTCGGCCATGCGCTGGCGGTCTTTGGACTGGCGCTCGCGAAGCTCGCGAAGGCGCTTTTGCGCTTTTGTCATTTCGTGTTCCTCGAAGAGATCGACATTGCGCGAACGCTTGCCGATTTCCGGCCTGCGGTCAACGAAAATCTGCACTGAAAGTCATTGTTTCTCAACAGGTTGCGCGCTACAGCGCAACTATTATGGCAATTACCGGGTTGAGGGGGGTCAAATGGCACCCCTCCCGCCCGTCAATTCGGCCACGAAATCATCCCACGCGGCTTCTGCCGGCGTCCGCTCGCGCCTGTTTTCGCGGCGGGTTTTTTCGACATGGCAGCCTCGGCAAAGGGCTTGAAGGTTGGCCGGGTCGTAGGGGTCCTGCTTCGGGTCCACATGAAGCGGGACGACATGGTCGCACTCGAGTCGACCGGCTGCGCCGCACTGGACGCACCGCCAGCCGTCGCGGTCCAGGACGGCCTTGCGGATCCGCGCCCATCGCGCCGCATGAAGCCGAGCGTGGTTTCGGCTCATGCTGCACCGGCGACGAAGAACCGCGCCGGTCGCGGGGTGCGAACCGGAGTTCGACACCCTGCCGAGACAGCCAGGATCGCAGCGGCAGCAGCATCGTCTCGCGCCCGGAGCCGGCGGCCTCCTTGGGTTCCCTTGGACAGTTTCGAATTGCCGGCCGGATCGCTGATCGTCCGCGCTTCGGCCATAGCCGAGCGCAGCAGCAGCGACGGCTGCGGCACGACTTTCTTCTCGGCACAGGCGCGCCGGAAGGAACGGACGTCTTCGGCACCATCTCGGTAGCCCATGCCGCGGACTTCCAACCGGGCGGCCGGCACACCGGCAGCATCCAGGGAGTCTCGCAATTCCGCCTCGCGCCATCGGTCGGATACGATCAGAGCCGGCCGGCCGAAGCGCGCCAGAGCGGTTTCCAGCAGCGTGGGAATGTGCGTTGCCCGGCCCGGCGTCTGGATCAGCTCACCTCGCCGCGCGCACTCCGTATAGAGATTCCCGACGCCATCATGCAGGCCGCGCGCGGCCAGGGATGGCGAATCCGGGAAGGCGGCCATGCACGCCAGCGCCCCGGTCTCCGGCCAGAAGCCCGCGACGGCGCTTTGTGCTGCGCTCGTGCCAAGGTCAATTCCCCAGACCAGCGGCCCTGATCGTTCGGCCTCGCCCTCTATGTCCCGCCACAGCGCCGCCCCGATCAGCACGGCGACCGCGGAGTCGCTCGTGCCCATGTTGAGCCGCAGCGCTTCGAAGCCGGCGAGCAAAGACTCGTCCTGCTTCGCCGCAGAGGCTTCGTCGCGGATTTCCTCTACCAGCGACGGCAGATGGTCCAGCGACGGATTCGCCCGCCGCCAGGTGCGCAGATGGAACCGCGGATCGTCTGGCCGGGCCGCGTGGCACTGCGCATACGCCGCGCCACCGGCCAGCATTTTCGCAAACCAGTGTTCGGAGTCGGCTGGCCGCGTGCCCAGGGCGATCATCTTTGAGCCGGGAACCTTGCCCATGCCCGTCTTGATCGCCGCAAGCATCCGGTCCTGTTTCGCCCCGTCCCATTGTGCAGGCTCGTCGCACAGCGCCAGGAACGGCCGCAGGCCGTGCGCCTTCGCCGGGTCGCTCCCGACGCACCGCACCCGCGCGCCAGTCCCCCGGTATTCGACAACCGCCCGGTTGGCGGAGTCCTGCACGCGCCAAACCTTCCGGTCGCTCAAATCGTGCCGCTCCCGGAGAAACGCCAACACATCCTCGAAGATGATCCGCGATTGATCAAACGACGAAGCGACGGCGACGGCCTCGCGCCGGCGACCGTGCAGCGGCCCTTCCGGGTCCGCAACCGCCGTCGCGATCCCGGCGACAAGCGCCGATTTCCCGTTGCCCCGGCCCAAGCTCACCGCGGCCGGTCCCTTCACCCGGAAGGCCCCGCGGATAAACCGGGACTCCCACGGCAGGACCGTGAACGGCTCCCCGTCGCGGTCGCCGCCGGTCATCGTGAGGCTACCCAGATAGTCAATCAGCGCGCGCATCGCGGTGTAGTGTGTGGATTCGAGCCCCCCTCCGGCGACGCTCCCCGGCACGCCCAGACTCCAGGCAGGGGTCCCCGCGGCCCTCACCGTGCCGGGGTGCGCCGCCTTCGCCGCCCGGCGCGTGCTGCAGATGCTCGGCAGGGTCGGGCAGGGCAGCACGGCAGCCCAAGCAGGCGCGGCGGCGGCCGACATTCACGAAGCCGCAGGACGGGCAAGGGCGGCGCACGTTACCAACTCCTTCGATATCGCAGCACGCTGCGAACAACAGACTGCACCCGGCGGGCCGGCAGGGGCGGATCGCAGCCCGCATTTAGTCGTTCGGCCTCGGCTTTCACCGCTTCATCCGGCAGCCGGCGGACGGTTTTGAGGCCGCACCATCGAATCAGGGCGTTGAACAAGACAAGGTTGCGAGGTCCGGTGACAGGAGGTCGCGCACTTGGTGCTCTCATATATGGTTCGCGCAATTGCGCGTGTGGACGTAATACCGGCCATTGGCGCTCCGGCCCGCGCCAGAAACCGCTTCCGCCGCGCGCCCGGCTGGCAATCCTCCAGACCGTCGTCGGGTGCAGCCCGCAATGAACGGCGACCTGAAGCACTGAGTACTTGCCTGTGTTGATCCAGCGCCCGATTCGTTCGTCGCGCTCGCGCGTCCGGTAGCGGCGCCCCAGCCCCGACTTCCGACCGCGGCACGCCTGCCGATGGGATGACGTATCGAGCCACCATCGGCCGTCCGGCGCTTTCGTGAGAACATACCGCCCGCCGTGCTGCGGTTGTGTTCCGCCCTTCCGGGCCAGGGCTGATGCCATCTGCCATTGCTTGAAGGTCAGCCCCTCATGTTCGGACCACGCCCGCAGCAGCCCGCGGACACATGCCCTGTCCCTTTCGTCGAGCCGTGGCGATCGCTCCACGTTGGCGAGGGCGGCAACATCGGCATAGCCGATGATTTGCGCTGACGGCGCGGGCGTGCTATCGACCATCTCCGCCCTTCATCTGGGCCATGTGTTCCTCGCCTTCCTCGGGCCAATTGGAAACACAAGAACCGCCCCGGCTTTCCGTAGCCGGGGCGGTTCGCTTTTCAGGCGGCGGCCGGTTCGACGCGGCGCGCGTCGAGCCAAGCGTTCAGGTCCGCGCCTCGATAGGCGACTCGGCAGCCGATTTTGAAGAAAGCCGGACCCTGGCCCTTGCAGCGCCACACAGCGAGCGTGCCTTCGGTGGCAATGGCACGCATGGCCGGGTCGGACGGACGATAGAGCTTGTCGGAATCGAACAAGGCGCACTCCTCGAATATGGAGAAGCGCGCCTTCACCCCGGGCCGAATAGCGGCGTCGCGACAATAACCGGGATCGGTGTGCCGATGTTCTTAATGCGTGCCAATCGCCTTGTCAACGCCTTAAAGGCACAACCTTCGCTTCACCGCCGTCCATCATCGCAGCCATCGTTGCCCCGACTTGCTCGCGCGCATCGCGGACTGGATTGCCCACGGCCCGGACGTATCTGTCGGCCATCGCCGTTGTCTTGTGTCCTAGCAGGTCGCGCAGGACATGCGTGCCAACGCCGGCCGCCGCGGCGCTGGTCATGACGGTCCTGCGCAGGTCATGCAGCCGAACATCGTCCAGCCCGGCCGCCCGCGCGGCTTCGGCGAAATGCTGCCGCACGGTGCGGTATGTCACGGCCGCGGTCCCGCTGCCGGTGAACACCCAGGGGCAGGCGTTCCAGCGGGGCAAACCCGCCAGCACCGCCAGCGCCGGAGCCGGCAGATCATGGACGCGCCGGCCCGTCTTGGTCTCCGGCATGGTCAACCGCCCGGTCTCGAAATCGACATGCTCCCATCTGATCGCCAATATCTCCCCGATCCGCAGGCCGGTCACGGCCGCGAAGCGGATAGCAGCGACGCTGGCCGGGCAGCGTTCAGCGCGTTCGGTCAAGGCGGAAGACAGCCCCGCCAGTTCCGAAGCCGACAATGTGCGGTCCCGCGGTTCCTCGCGGGCTCGTTCGATACCGCGGGCCGGGTTGGAATGTTGCGGTCGAATCTCCCAATGTTCGGCAAGGGTAAAAAGGCGGCTCGCAAGCGCCAGAACACGGTTGCGGGTTGTGCCGGGCAGGCCGGCGACCATCGACTCCACGTCGCCGCGCGTGACGGCCGCGACCTTAGACCGGCCCAAGGCCGGCAGGACATACTTGTCGATTTGGAGCCGGTACTCCCGCAAGGTCCGCTCCGTCAGCCGCCCGCGTTCGATCCGGCCGGGCGCATAGTCGGTAAGGAACCGGGCGCACAGGTCCGCGACGGTCGGGGCGTTCCTCGCCTCTTGGCGGCGCTGCAACGGGTCGGTTTCGCCGTCCCGCATCTTGACCAGTTCCCGCGCGGCGCGCTCCCGCGCATCGGCAAGGGAAATCTCACTCGCGCGCGCCAGGGTCGCAAGTTTCGTGCGGCCGGCCGCGTCGCGGTATTTCAGGACGAAAGCCTTATGCCCGGTCGGGAACACTCGAAGGCCGAAGCCCTTGACCTGCCCATCCCACAGAAAGGCCGGCTTCGGTCCCGGCTTTGCGTCCCGGATTCGCTTTTCAGTCAGCATGTCGAATTGCCCTTGAGTCACCGCTGAGTCACCACAAAACCTAAATAGGCGTTCAGGTGGGCTAATACAAGCTAATTGTATTTAAGAGACAACCCATTGATATTGTTTACTATTACGAACGTCCGCTAATGTCGGATAATAGCAACAAGGTCCCATCAGTGGAGACTGTTAATCAGTAGGTAGCTGGTTCGAATCCAGCTGGGCGTACCAGAAAGATCACTGCCTTGTCGAAAGCCAGGTAGACCGAAATATAGGTCGGCGTACCCATCGGCATGC